CTTCACGGCCTTCAGATCGCCGTCGGTGACGTCCAGCTCGGCGCTGGTGGCGCCGGGCTCGACGTAGACGGTGGCGCCGTCGGACGTCACGACGCCCTTCGGACCCTTGGTGGTGTTGGTGAAGGTGTGCTTCGGCATGGCTCAGATCCCGTCCAGGTAGTTCATGGCCTTGGGGAGCCGGACCTCGGTGCCGCCGGTGTTCATGATGCCGGCGACCTCCCAGGTCATCGAGGACTTCTGGAAGGCCGGCAGGAACTCGTGCGGCCCGGGGAGGTGGAATTGCACCACGTCCCGGCTGTTGTTGTAGGCGACCATGCGGGCGGTCGAGGACGCGCCGGCGGTCTCCAGCTCGCGGGAGCCGATGATCTCCAGCGGCTGGCCGGTCTGGGCGGTGTAGGCGTTGTTCTCGCGCACGAACTTCAGGATCGTGTCCGAGGTGTCGCCGATGCGGGTGCGGGCGATGTACTGCAGCCGCGTGGTGGGCAGCAGCAGCCGGTTCGCCATCTCCGTCTCGCCGGTGTTGTTGTAGACGCCCTCGATCGCCAGGTTGATGTCCCGGTTGATCTGGTCGGCGGTCTTGGTCGACCACAGACGCGAGGAGCCAGAGCCGTCGGCGGCCACGTTGGCGGTGGGCACGTTCGGGTCGTTGATGAGGCCCGTCCAGCCCTTCTCGGTGCTGCCGCGGATGGCGATGTTGTAGAGGAACATCTCCGCGACGCGGCGAGCCGCCGACGCCTTGTCGGAGCCCAGGTCCCGGCCGAGCTTCGCCGCTCGCTGAAGCTCCTGCAGCGACCACTCATAGCCGATGCCGGCCAGCTGGTTCTGCTGCAGGAACTGGGTGCGGCTGATGTCGGCGTACGGCATGTCGAACGCCTTGCCGGCCAGGAACTCGGCCTTCCCGGCGATGTCGCCGGAATAGAAGACCGAGCCGATGTCCCACATGTCGCCGTCCGTGTTGACGAACATCAGGCGGGCATAGTCGAAGCTCGGGTACTTGACCTGGTAGACCTGGGTCTCGATCCGAAGCTGCTGCGGGACGATGAAGCCCAGCGCCTGCTGAGCGTCGAGGAAGTTGATCTCGGGCATTGGTCTGGCGCCCCCTTAGCGCTTGGCGATGCGGGCGAGGCCCGTCGCCGTGGTGGTGTCATCGAAGACCCAGCCGTTGGTGCCGATGTGCGTGGCGTCAGCGGCGGTGTCGCCGATGCCGTCCGAGGCGCCCGCCCCGGTGCCGATGGTGACGGCGGCGCCGTCCACGTTGGCGCCGGTCGCGGTGACCCACATCACGCCCGAGGTCAGGATCGCGACGCTGGAGTATTGCGGGTAGATGTCGGCCGCGACGCCGCCGGGCAGCGGCTGAACGCCGTGGTCCGCGATGGCGAAGCCGAGGAAGGTGGCGGCGGTGCCCACGGTGGCGGTGCAGCCGTAGTCGCCGGAACCGCGGTAGACCGGCGCGCCGAACGGAATGCCGCCGGCGTCCTCGCAGGTGCGCGAGATGCGGTTGGAATCCTCGCCGTTGGCGACCATGCCGGGATAACCCGCGGCGATGGCCGAGGCGTAGGTGCTCTGAACGACAGCCATGTGCGTTGCTCCTTAAGCCGCGGCGCCGGTGTGGGCGGTTTCGAAGTGCTTCAGGCGAGCGGCCTTGGCATCGGCGTGCGCCTTCTCGGCGTCCGTGATGCTGGACACGCCGTCGCTGACCACCTCGCGGAAGGTGTCGCGGGTCTGGCCCACGGCTTCCGCCAAGATGTCGAAGCGGGCGGTGATGTAGTCGTCGGAGCGGTCCTTCACGGCCGCGTCACCGACCTTGGCGACCACGACGGCGCGGCGCAGATCCGCGTCCGAGAGGCCGTCGGCCTTCACCGCCGGCGCGATGGCCTTGGCGGTGGCGACCAGGCCGGCCCGCTTCGCCACCAGGGCGTCGAGCGCGGCGCCGTCGAGCACCTTGCCCTTCAGGTCGTCGATCTCGGCGTCCTTCTTGGCGAGGTCGGCATCCTTGGCGGCGAGCGCGGTCTGGTGGGTGGTCTGGGCGTCGGCCGTCGCCTTGCGGGCGTCGTCGCGCTCCTTGGTCAGCTTCTCGATGGCCTGGGCGCCCTGGTCAGTCGTGCTGACAGAGAGACCGTCGACCATCACAGTGCGCAGAGTGTCCGGCATGTCCGGGTCCTTTCTGTCTGCTGCGTGGATGGGGCTGGCGCCCCGGTGAAAAGGAGGTTGGTCCGGGTCCGCGTCCATGCCGCCGCCCATTCCCGCAGACTGGCCCGTGAGCGCCTCAAGGGCCGCCACCATCAGGTCCATCATCTTCTGCTGCGATTTCTCGCCTTCAGGGCCCGTGGTTGGCGCGGTCCCGTTCATGTGTTTTTCGTGGAGCACGATCGCGGCTTTGAGCTGGCGCTTGGCTTCGCTGATATCTGCGCGGTTAGCCGTTGCGTCAGCAATTGGGCTCACGCCCCAGGGCGCCGCACCGTCTCCGATGCGAACCTCGTGACCGGCCCGGCCACGCGCGACGATGGCGACGTGGTTCAGGCGGATGTTGGTCTGGCGGGCGTCGTAGGCCTCGCCGCCGTCGGTGACGCCGGGGGTGAAGTCGATCTCGCAGGTGTATCCGGCGGAGAGCTCGCGCTTGCCGGCTTCGATGTCGTCGATCGCCGCCTGGTCGCTGACCATCAGCGGGACGCGGATGAAGATGCCCTCGCCGCGCACCTCGTCGCCGGTCTGGCCGCGGGCGTACTTCCGCCAGTTCCCGGCGTTGACCATCTCGGGCGGGTGGTCGTTGGTGACCGGCCGGTGGGCGGCGCTCTTCAGGGTGTCCTCGGAGAACACCTCGGCGCCGGGGCGGTAGACGCGGACCACGTCCATCTCAGGCCGGCCGACCTCGGAGCCGCGGTAGAGCTGAATGCCGGTGCGCGCGATGCGGGCGTCGGCGACCAGGTAGCCGTCATCGCGCCGCCGGGTGCCGGCGACGGCCACTGCGTCGGTGAACTGCATGGGGTCAGGCCTCGGTGAGCTTCCCGGCCCAGTCCTCGTCGATCTCTTCGAAGACCTCGGGGCCGAACACGAGCTTGCCGCGGTAGGGCTCGACCTCGTCGAGGTTCACGCCCTGGCCGCTGTAGGTGATGGTGACGTGGGGCTGGTACTCGTCGTGGTCCCACGAGGCGCCGGCCTCGCGGATCGACATGTGCCGCCACGCCAACTCCGACGAGTTGAACAGCAGGACGACCGCGCCCTTGTCGCCCAGCGGCTCCACCAGGCGCGCGCCGCCGGCCGCGACCGTCAGCTTGCCGTCATCACCGCCCCAGGTCTGGCCGACCTTCATCCAGTCCACGGGCGTCCGGCTGTAGGCGACCGTGACGTGCAGCTCGTCGGCCGGCGTCGTGGTCTCGAACCCTTGCGCCTTGGCCCAGGCGATGAACTCGGCGGCGTTCAGCAGCTTGCGGCTGACGTAGAGCGTGCGCGGCGCAGCGTCCGTCACCGCCTCGGGCTTGCCCTCGCCCTCGTCGGGGGTCTCGTCGGGGGTCTCGGCCTGCTCAGGCTGGTCAGCGAGGCGGCCATGCTCCTCGATCGCCGCCTCGAGCCCGGGAAGCGCGCCGTCTTCGACGAAGGTGTTCACCAGGGCATCGGAGAGGGCGTTCAGCGGCAGGATCGCCCCACCCTTGGCGCCTGCCAGGGCCCGGGCGGCGTCGGCCTTCATCTTGAAGACCTCGGCCCGCTCCTTCTCGGTGAGGCCGTAGAGCGGGGCCCAGTCGTAGTAGATGCCCCGCGGCCGCGCGCCGAGGGCGGATCGGATCACGATCTCGTCCAGCCGGTTCAAAGCCGGGGCCAGCTCTGTTTTCTGTCGGGCGGCGACGTTGTCGTAGTAGTTACGCAGATCGGCATCGCCGGTGCTGTTCAGTCCGCCCGGGCTTTCCCCCAGCATGCGCGTGACCGGGATGTCGGCCGCCGCCGCGGCGATCTGCAGGAACTTCTGCATCAGCTCGGGCAGCTGGGCGAAGCTGATCTGCTTCTGTTGCCACTGCTCGCCGCCGGTCTGCGACCCGTTCGGCCCGGTGCCGTCAAGCAGCAGCATGTTGAACATCGACTTCACTTCGTTCGCGTAGCCGAAGCGCGCCGTCAGCTTGGCCTGGCCGGCTTGGCTCGCCGCGTAGCCCGCCAAGCCCGGGATGTAGACCACGTCGGTCTTCGCCTCGGGGATCAGCGCCGCGATGTGCTGCTGCGACGACGTCGCGTTGAGGACGGCGTCGTAAACCACCTGCAGGACGCTGTCGGCCCAGGCATCGCTCGTCGCCGCGAACTGGCGCTCTAGGATCGGCGCGCCCTCGAAGCGAACCATGCGTGACGGGTGGACCCGCGCCATGCGCCCGCTGGCGCCGCTGACCTCGTAGTAGGCGGGCTGGCCGTAGAACTCAGAGGTCACGTCGCTGATCAGCTCGCGCGCGCTGACGCCGTAGCGGCTCAGGACGTGGAGATAGGCAAGGTCACCCTGCCCGACCCGGCTCGGCACGAGCTCCCGGCTCGGATCGTCGCCGCGGATGCCGATGTAGATCACCGCCCCGCCGAGAAGGCGCGCGGTCTGCATCGCCCGGGTCACCTTCACCTGAAGGTTGGTGAGCGGCGACTTCTCGACGGCTTCGATCTTCTCGATCTGGGGCCCCTTGGCCTGCCAGTCCCGCCACTCCCGGGTCATGTCGTTGGGAATGATGTCGATGACCTTGCGGGCCAACCAGTCGCACCGATACGCCGCGGTCAGCTCGTCGGGCGACAGAAGCCGCAGGTAATGGCTCAGGCCGCTGCGCTTGTCCTTGGACGTGCCGAGCCCGGTGACCAGGCTCTTGAGGCTGTCGATGACCTGCATCTACTCGACCACGTCGAGGAGGTTGTACTGGTACGTCGTCGGCAGCTTCAGCTCCGTCACGGCCCACACGAGCGCATCCATGCGGTTCGGGGACTCGTCACCCTGGTAGCCGGCGGGTGTCGTCATGAGCATCTCCGCCTCCATGAGTGGGAACTGTTCCTTGTGGCGAATGCGGCCCTGGTCGTAGAGGCCAGCGACGGGTTCAGCTCGGACGTGCTTGCCGCGGCTGGCGTGAACCATGACGACGCGGGCATCGACGTTGGCGCCGCGCAGGTTGGCCGCGACCATGTCCCCGCCGAAGTTCTTCTCGGCGACCACGCAGTCCGCGTTCCAGCGGTCGACGCACTTCGCGACGGCCGTGGCCCAGGCGCCGGGGCTGCTCGCCGGGCAGGTCGCGTCTTCCAGAACGATCGCGCCGTCGCCGTATTCCGCCACCGCCACGATGCCAACGTCATCGCCACCGCCCGAGGGGTCGACGCCGACCACCACCCTGCCCCAGCCGCTCTCCGCGAGCCGGCCCATCTGCCAGGCCTTGTCGAGACCCTCGCGCGTCCAGATCGCGCCCTCGACCGACGGCATGTAGCCGCCGAGCCAGATCCAGGCCGCCCGCAGCTTGTTCTTCGCGAAGTCCAGCGCCATCAGCTCGCGCAGGGCGTCGGGGAAGAACGGGTTCTTGTCGTAGTTGATCTTGCGGACGACCGCCCGCCGAGGCTTCACCGGCCCCCGGAAGAACACGTCGATAGGGTCGGTCTGCAGCCGCGGGTTCCAGATCGCCCACAGCTCGGAGATCGCCGTCCGAAGGATCGTCGGGAGCAGGACATCCAGGGACGCCTGCCGGACCTCCTGCGCCTCCTCGAGGATCGTCAGGCCGGCGCCTTCCAGGGACTTGATGCCCTCGGGCTTGCCGCCCTTCCACAGGCCGATGAACAGGATCTTCTGCCCGCCGCGGCCGATGAAGGTGTTGCCGACCTCTCGGAAATAGCCGGGCAGCAGGCCGAAGTGTTCGAGCCGGTTCCGGACAAGCTCGATCGACGACTCGGTCAGGTTCGCCAGGATCTCGCGCAGGAAGACCGTGCGCAGCCTGGGCGTTGTCACCGTGTGGAAGATCGCGGCGTCGACAACAGACCACGACTTCGCAGAGCCCCGGCCGCCGTACGCGGCGCGAAAGCGGTACGACCCCAGCGGCTTCTCGGTCAGGAACCGGAACGCCGGGATGGGCTCGTACTTCACTCGTCGGTCTCGTAGTCCTCGTCGTCGGGCTCGGGCGCCGGCCCCGAGGGCGCGGTCACGTACTGCACCGTCACCGAACCCGAGACGGAAGCCTCGACGTCATGCGCCTGGGTCGGCTTGCCATAGCCACGGTCGAGGATCGCCTGCGCCGCACTCACACGCGCTGCGGCCGGGGCCTTGGTGTTGCGCGCGATGTCGACCAGCACCTGAAGCGCAGCCTCGGCATGCCCCTTCGCCACCTCGGCGAGTTCGCGCTTGGCCCTTGAGACTGCGCCTGGTTTACGGCCCGCACCGGGGCGAGCGCCGCCACGTTGCGCCATTTGATTTCCATGAATGTTTGAGGGTCTCGCGCCCCTGCCCCAGCCAGCCTTTGCCGCAGCGCCGCGAGTTGTGCCGTCATAGCCGGATCAACGCCGGTCTCCTGACCGACCAGCTCGATCTCCTGGATGATCTTCTCGGTCGCTTCGAGCACAGGCTCCGAGCCGCCTTCGTCCGTAAAGCGGTGGACGAAATCCCCGATCACCTGCTGCGGCCGCTCCGGCAGGTAGCCCAGCGATTGCAGCCGCAGCACGAGGTCGTTGAGCACCCGTGCGGCGAAGAACTCCGCTTGGGTGCGTTCCGCAACCGAAGCGCTCTTATCACGGGCCAGCCGCATCAGGTGCGCGTGATGCGCTTCCATCTTCACGAGGAACTCCCCGATGATCTGCCGGGCCTGCTCCGGGCTGGGCGGGCTGGCCGCGTTGCGGGCGCGAAACTCGGCCAGGTCGCGCTGGACCGTCTTCTCGCTGACCGTGAGAATCTGCGCCATCTGGGCGTGCGTGTAGCCTTCCAGTCGCAGCACCGCGACACAGCCTTGCCGCTGCTCCTTGGTCAGAGTGCCTGATGTGATCACGCCGTCCTTCAGTTGCTGGATGAGGGTCAGCACCGGCCGCTCAGCTGACGCAGCAGGTTCA